AACAAAATCACATTCTCAGTTGAAGCTCAACACTCACTTGTTGAAGGACATAAGATTCCATTTAACTCAAATATGTTGAGAGAAGTATTTCATAATAATAAAGGAGTATCATCTACATCAGTTAAATTTACTCAAGGTGGATTACTTAAATTAGAATTTGAGTTTAAAGAAGAAAAAACAAAAACTACTTATTTTATTGTAAGGAAAGCAGATTATTAATATTTATAATAAAAATAAAATGGGAGATTTCAACATAAGAAAATGGCGTGAATTTATCATCAGTGAAGATATAAATGAGGAAAAAAATATGGTAGTAAATATTGAAGATATTACTCTTGATATGTTAAAAGATTTATTTCCTAACAAATATCAAAATGTCCATTTTATCCGTCCTCAAACTGGAGAACCTTTTTATAGGGATAATGTTCGACTCCCTTTAGGAGCAGGATCTTATTATGAAATTGGTGATTCCTTAGCTTTAGAACAATGGCGAAATCAAGTAAAAAAAGGAAACTTTGAACAAGTAGAGATTAACCCACCCAAATTCCCTCCAGTACAACTTGTCTATAGCCCAGAACAGCTTGAAAAAGAAAGAAAAATAGGACAAGGAATAGCAGATTATTATTCTTCTAAAAAACCTGGTGAGTTTCAAGGAGATTAATTATTGATTAAAATAAACTAAAAAGTTTGGCTTACTAAAATTGTTTTGTTATATTTAATTAATGAAAGTTATAAATGATCCACTATTTGGAGACCATTTTATCCAAGTAGATGACTACAATTACTCTGTCTATAAGACAAAGATTTCTGAAAAGAAACAGCAAGAATACACTAGTGTAGTAGGACATTATCCTACTATGGCTCAAGCTTTAGCTGCTATGGCTAATGATATGGTCAAAGAAAAAGATAGAGAAGAGCTAAGAAGTTATGTTAAAGAATTAAATGAAATTTATGTTAAATTTGAAAATCTAAAAATTAAATGAATTCAAAATTGCAAGCGTTATTTAACGCAGTTATTGTTAAACCCATTGAAGATGAAGAATCTGTTTATGGTAGTATTATTGTACCTGATATGGGTAAAGAAAATTCTCTTAAAGGAGAAGTGTATGTTGTAGGACCTGGTTATTATAACAGTGATGGTACTTTTATTTATACCACAGTACAACCTGGTGATATTGTTTATCTTCCTCAAATGGGTCCTTCTAAAATCCAATATAAAGGAGTTGAATATCTGGTTTGTAGAGAAAATGAAATCCTAGCTGTTGAAACAGATAGATTTTTAAATCATGATAATGATGAAGAATTACCTTTCTAAAAATTAAAAGATTATGGCAAAAGTTATAAATTATGGAGACGAAGCTAGAAAAAATCTAGCAGCAGGAATTGAACAACTAGCAAATGCTGTTGTAACTACTTTAGGACCCAATGGTCGAAATGTTGTTATTCAAAGTGAACATGGTGTTCCTCAAAGTACCAAGGACGGAGTAACTGTAGCTAAAGCAATTGAACTTGAAGATCCAGTACAAAATATGGGTGCTCAAATGCTTAAGCAAGCAGCTATCAAAACCGCTGAACAAGCTGGTGATGGTACAACTACATCAACTCTTTTAGCAAGAGAAATTGTAAATGCCGCTTCTCGTTATAGTGACAAAGGGCATAACATTGTAGACATTAAACGAGGCCTTGATAAGTGTACTAAGGCTCATGTTGAAACACTTCGTAAAATGTCTCAAGACATTTCAAGTGAAGATCAACTCCGCCAAGTAGCTACTATCTCAGCTAATAATGATGAGGAAGTAGGTGAATTGATTGCTACCGCTATTAATAAAGTAGGACGTGATGGTATTGTAACTATTGAAGAATCTCGTACTGGTGAAACTTATCTTGAAACAGTAGAAGGTCTTCAATTTGATCGTGGTTATAAGTCACCTTATTTTGTGACTAATAATGATGATATGAGTAGTACTCTTAGAAACCCATCTATCTTATTTTATAATGGTAGACTTACCCAGATTAAAGAATTGCTCCCATTGTTGGAAAATATGTCTTCTCAAAGTAAACCACTTTTGATTGTAGCTGAAGATATTGATGGTGAAGCACTTGCTACTCTTATTGTTAATAAAATGAGAGGTATTTTGAATGTATGTGCTGTTAAAGCTCCTGATTTTGGTGATCGTCGTACTTTGCTTATGAATGATATGGCTACTTTGACTGGTGGTCAAGTTGTTGATAAAGACAAAGGTATGAAATTGGATAAGTTTGATTTGAATTGGTTGGGTGAATGTCGCACAGTTACTATTACTAAAGAATCAACTACTATTGTAGATGGAGCAGGTAACAGTGATACAATTAAAGAATTGTGTTCTTCACTTCAAAATCAAATTGAAAATTCTACCTCACCATTTGAGACTGAAAAACTCCAAGAACGTTTAGCTAAATTAGTTGGTGGTGTAGCTGTAATTCATGTAGGTGGAAATACTGAAACTGAAATGAAGGAGAAAAAAGATCGAGTTGATGATGCACTTCAAGCTACTAAAGCTGCTATTGAAGAAGGTATTGTACCTGGAGGTGGATTAGCACTACTACACTCAGCTTATGATACAACTTGTGAACTTAAAAATTATGATGAAGAGTTAGGCTGTAAAATTATGCAATCAGTCCTTCAGAAGCCCTTTGAGCAAATTCTTATTAACGCTGGATTAAAGGATGATGTTCATTCTATTAAACATTCTATCTTAGATCAAGAAAATAGAAATATAGGTTATAATATTAAAACAAGTGAATATATTGATTTCTTTGAAGCTGGTATTATTGATCCAACTAAAGTTACAAGATGCGCACTTGAAAATGCAGTTTCAATAGCAGGTACTATTCTATTAACTGAATGTACTTTGGTTGAAAAACCAAAAGAAAAGACTGAAGAGTCATTTGGAGGAATGCCTGGAATGTACTAAATTTAGATTATGTCTGGATTTGAAACTGTTGAACAAAAACAACTTATTGCCCAACGAGTCTCCCCTGGGGACCGTTGGCAATTGGTTGATGAGCCTGGAGTTGTACATTCTACACTAACAGAAACTTTAGAAAAATATTTCCAAAAAACTAAATTTAATAAAGCATTTTATCTTGATCCTTTAGGAGGTGCTTTATATTCTGTAAATAGAGTAGAAATAGAAATTAAACCTGAACCAATTAAAACATTTGACTTCTACGGAGATGGCTATTAATAATACACTATAAGGTTTAGCTTATTTTTTAAGCTAGCCCATATTTATAATTATGAATTATTATGTTTATATCCATTTAAATCCTAAAACTAAAGAAGTGTTTTATGTTGGTATAGGTAAAAATGATAGAGCTTGGAATAAAACAGCTGGGAGAAATCAATTTTGGAATAATTATGTTAATAAACATGGATTTGAAGTTGAATTAATAGCTGAAAATTTAACTCGAAACCAAGCTGGAAAAATTGAAACTAAATTAATAGCTGAACTTGGTAGAAGACAAATTGATGAAGGTGGTGTACTAGTTAATAGAAGTGCTGGTGGAGATGGAGGTCCATTAGGTTATACCCATACTGAAGAATTTAAACAAAAGCTATCAGAAGATAGAAAAGGTAAATGTACTCGTAAAGAAAGAAAATTAAGTGAAGAAACTAAATTTAAAATAAGCCAAAAGTTAAAAACCAGACCAACTACATGGGAAAAATCAGTTTTACAATTTGATAAACAAGGTAATTTTATTAGAGAATGGCCTTCAGCTAAGATGGCTAAACATGAGACCGGAGCTAAAAATATATTTGAAGTAGCTAGTGGTTATAAAAATCAAAAATACAAATCATCTGGGGGTTATATTTGGAAATATAAAAATTAATTTATACATTTAAGTTATGGATAAAATAGAACATTCACTTTGGGTTGAACGTTATAGACCAATAGTGTTAGATAATTATATTGGCAATGAGAATCTTAAAGATACTATGGCCAAATATATAAATGAAAATGATATTAATAATATGATTTTCTATGGACCTGCCGGGTGTGGGAAGACTACATTAGCTAAACTTTTAGTTAAAAATATTGAATGTGATTTTCTCTATATTAATGCTTCAGATGAAAGAGGTATTGAAACTATTAGAGACAAAGTATCAGGATTTGCTAGTACAATGTCTTTTAAGCCACTTAAAGTGGTTATTTTAGATGAGGCTGATTTTTTGACTATTCAAGCTCAAGCTTCACTTCGAAATGTTATTGAAACATTTTCTAAAAGTACTAGGTTCATTCTGACCTGCAACTATATTGAACGTATTATTGATCCACTTCAATCTCGTTGTCAGACACTTAAAATTGTACCTCCTAGTAAAGCAGATGTAGCTCGCCATCTTTGTAAGATATTAACCATTGAAGAAGTAAATTATGACACTGATAGTGTAGTTAACATTGTTAAAAAACACTACCCGGATGTTCGTAAAATGCTTAATATCTGTCAAATGTCATCTAAAAAAGGTGAATTAGTTATTGATCTCCAAACTTTAGTATCAAGTAATTATATTGATCAAATTATTGAGTTGTTACCTAATAACAAATCATTTAAGCAAATTAGACAAGTTGTAGCTGATTCTAATGTAGAAGATTTTGAAGCTTTATATAAAGCATTGTATGAAAGAGTAGATGAATACACTACTCGAGACGCTGAAGCTATAATCATTATTGAAGAATATTTATATCATTCTAATTTTAGAATTGATAAAGAAATTAATGTTATGGCTTGTATAGCTAAATTGTTAACCTTAACAGGTAAAAAAGTTTTATGAAAGAGATAATAGAGTTTGGAGATCGAAAATTTCTTTTATATCGTATAATAAGAGAGTTTGAAAAATTAGATCCTAACCTTCTAAAAGATTATTGGTATTGTGATACTGTATTAAAAAAAGAAAACATTTATTATTTTTGTAACGAAATTAAAGAAATAGAATATGAAGAAATCTGAAAATCTTAATGCTCAACAACCACAGATTGAGCTTAAAAACACTGTAGCTATTCAAACTGAATCTGGTAGTGATATTTGGAAACAAGGTGTTGTTCTAAGACGAGTGTCTCGTTTTATTACTAATAGCTCTGAAGATGCTATTCTCCCTATCCCTGTATTTTATGATGGGACAACTGGTAAGATTTTGAAAGAATCTCTTCCAATTGATTTGAGAGAAGAATATGACACTATTTGATTGGTTAAAAGAACTAACTGGTAAAAAACGTGATTGGGATTCCTTCTCTGATAAAGAGAGGGAATCCTTTAATCCGTATATGGTGAATCGTTTTATTTCAATGCATGAACCATTTATTGAATTAGTTAATTATGTTCAAACTATTCCTTATACTGATAAAGAAAAATATTACAGAGTATACTGTGGATTGTTGCCTAAACAAAATGTTTGGCTTAAATACATTAAATCAACTATGAAACAACCAACATCTGATCTTGTAGAAGCTATTGCTAAAATTTATGATTGTTCTAAAAGAGAAGCTTCTGATATTGTAGTTACCATTGATAATGATGATTTAGAGAGTGTACTTTATAGAGCAGGTTATCAAGATAAAGAAATAGTTAAAATGTTTAAATAATGGATAGTATAGTAAAATCAATCATAAATCAATTTACTACTCGAGCTGAAGTAGGTGAAACCAAATATGGAGTTAACATGGATAGGAATGATTTATCATTTCCTGAATGGATTACTCATATGAAACAAGAACTAATGGATGCTATCATCTACTTAGAAAAAATAGAAAAATTATATGGCGAAAAAAGCCAAACCAAGGATACTGACTGAAATCAAAAATAAACAATTACCAGAGGTAAATTATGCTTACCATAAAGTAATTTCTTATTCTCAGTTCTCCATGTTTCAAGGATGTCCCCACAAATGGGCACTTCAG